TATTTCTTTTCCGGCCAGCCCGGAAGATTTCATCATCGCACCGAGCGTGGAAGTAAACCGTTTCGCCATTGTTTCGGTTAAACCGAACTTTTCCCCGGCTTTCTTTGACCAGTTGTCAATCACCCGTGCGTCGTCACCGAACACGGTATCAACAACGTTCTGCACTTCCGCAAGGTCAGAAGCGGCCTGGATTGCATCTGAACCAAAATCAAGAAGGGCCTTCCCGATCTTCGCAGCTGAAAAGTATGTTACTACCTTCTTTGCCATATCAGCAAAAGCCTTTTCAATGGACGAGGTACTTTCTTCTGTGGACTTGTCCCACTTTTTGGATTCGTTCTGAATCGCCGCAGTGATATCTTTTACACTCGCAATAGCGTGTTTACCGTCTGCGGTAATCTCAAATACAACCTGACCGTCAGCCATCCTGTTCACTTCCTTTGGCAATAATTCCCATAAGCCCGGAGAACACCTTGGCAACGTCCTCCTGGTACTTCTTGGCCTGTTCCTTTTCGGATAGGTGAATAGCAACGTCGGCTTTCGCTTCCATCAGCCACTCCCGCTCCTGTGCGTTCCATTTTGTAGGTGCTGGCATCGGTCTAACCCGGATGCCTACAACCTCCGCATAACGGCTCCCCTCCGGAATAGCGTTCAGCAGTTCGGAAAACTCTATCCAATGGAGCCTATCCCGGTAAAGGTCTATCCCGTAAGCCTGACGGAACGCCGCCCGAATCATCCCGGCATCCTGCACGAAATCCGTGACCTTCTGTGCGTCCTTTTTCGGCTTCTCTTGGAACAATAGACCTTTTACCGCTTCAAGTACCTTCGGCACGTTTTTTGGCCTGTTTGTAAGGCATTTAATGGCATTATATGCCCGTGCTTCCGGCATAACATCGTCCCGGTCTAATTCATCCATCATCCGCAGGACGTTCCGGAAATCGAAATCCAGTTTATAAAACCTCCCGTCAACCGTTACGCCGTTCGGGAGGGTATCCTGCAACTTCATTTTACCTTCTGCGCTTTCGTGATCTTCTTACCAAGCCGCCCACGGAAATACATTCCGCAAGCGGTAATCACTGCCAGAGAATCCCCGCCGTAAAAGGTCATCAGCCGCTTTCCCTGATCCTCTCCAAAGATAGTATCAGCGAACAACCGTGCGGCTTCCTTTCTCTCCGCATCCGGGGTTTCCTCTGTTACGTTGCTCAGACGGTCATACACACGCTTTAATCCTGTTACAAGCCCTGTTCCGTCCGCTCTGACGGTCAGGGTAATAGTTTTATCCACATTCCGAAAAGTCACCTTATCTGATACCGGAAACGGGTTTATTTCATGATTAAACATTTTCGACCTTCCTTTCAGAAAAAGGGCGGGGATAAAATACCCCCGCCCCGGTTAATTGATTTGTCAGGTAACGTCCGTTACCGTGGGCTTTCCGTTGAACCGGATGGTACAACCGAAAGCGTTGAGGTCAAGAGTCTGACCGCCAAAGCTGGAAATGTTCCCGATGGAGCAATCACAGACAATCTGCTTGCCGCCGCTGATGATCTTCACGCTGGAATTGCGCTCAGTACCCAGCTTGAACTGCTTCCCGGCAATAAAGTCCTGCGCAGCATCACCAACAACACGCTTGCCGGTGATCGTCAGTTCCGGAGCGGCACCAGTTACCTCATTGTGAGCGAAACCTTCACCGCAGAGGAAGAAACTCTGCTGGTTCTGTTCGTTCTCCGCAAAGGCCATTCCCTCAATACCCTTGCACAGTTTGGCATAAGTCCAAGTGCCATCGGCACCCCCGGAGCCTTCAGTGTATTCAGTACCGATATACAGTTCATTTACCCAGTTCGCATCCATAGGCTATTTTCTCCTTTCATTCGATATTCGTGTAAACCTTGACATTCAAAGCGGATGCCATAACCCACTTGCTTTCTTCATCCCGTTCGATTATCTGAGGTTCCGTCATGGTTGTAATATCCACAATCTTCCAGTTTTCCCCGGAAGGATACTCAAGGAGCATTGTCAGATATTCGTGGATATTATTCATGGCTTCAGATAAGGTCTGAAGGTTTGAGTGTTTTCCGTTGATCGTGAAATCCAGAATAATATACTGGTTCTTGTCCATGTATACCGATTCTGGACCGCTTGGACCGACCTCACAACACAGGCTATCGTCCGTCCCAAGCGCACCCCGGCTGATAAGGGCGAAAAGATCAAGCCCATCAATCAAATCCATAACGGATTCAACCGCCGCATTTATAATGCTCATAGGTGTTCTTTCAATCTCCTTTCAGCCAATTCTTTCCAACGGCTTTTGTATTTCCGCTTTGCTGTTTCACACCATTTCCATGTTCTGCCGTTCGTTTTGCTTCTTTCAATCTCCCAATACTGCCGTTTGGCATACGGGGTTTCCCAGATAAGCCGCCCCTGTTCCGGCTGGGAATGGGCAAGAGAGGAATCAATCAGCGTGTGCTGATCTTCTTTGCAGTATTCGTTGCAATCTGCCAGGATTTCTTCTGAGAGGTCTTTCAGACCGTCTTTCCAAGCATCCATAACCTTTGCGCCGACCTTCTGCGGGTCAATCCTGATTTTCACAGGCATATTCCCACCTCACACAAGCCCGATTTCCCAATGATGAAACAAATCCGAATCATCCCGTAATTCATCAACGGTTGCAATGGTATATTCAACGCCCCGGATAATAACTTTCACATCCCCTTTATTCTTTCCGGCGGTATCGAATAACGCCCACCAATCCAGATGGGGAACGCTGTGACGCTTATCCACGAACAGAAGTGACCGCAGGACACAATCGGTATTGGTGGCGGTCTTTTTTACTGCGTTCGTTGGCTGAACATGAACCTTTTGCACCGTATATTCCGTGTATGTCGGATTCTGATACCGGTCTGTGCCGGTACATGCTTTGACCGTTGCCGTTGACCGCATGATCTTTGCCGGGATAGGCTTTAGCATATATGCCACCACCCATCGTAAGTAGGAACCTGCGGATTCATTAGCCCGGTCTGTTCCAGATAGGATTTTGCCGCCGGGGAAATACTTGCGCTCATCGCCCCGCCTACGCTGGTTCTGCTTTTTCCGTCCACTTTTACCTTGCCGACCGTGAACCCGGTATCATTCCCGTTGCTGATACTCTCAACGCCGTTAATGGCGAGGAAATCAATCTGAGAACAGACCGCAAGCCTGTACAGGGTTTGGATCATGGATGGGAAACGGTCAATGGTGGTTTCGTCCACCTGCCAGCGGGTCATAGCCCCGATAATTCGGGAAGCGTGAGCGTTGAGCGTGGGGAAGGAGGTTTCATCAACCTCCGTCCCCTTGTAGGTGTCAGTGTAATACTGATAATCTACAATCACGCCCATGTTCTCACCTCATCAGGTGCCAACAACCAGCGTGGTATTGCCGCCGCTGACAGCCGCACCGGTCTGGACATTCACCAGAGCAACGGTAATGTACTTCCCGGCAGTCTGGCTCTTCAGAGTCACACCGTTGGTCAGGTCAGCCCATGTCTTGGTGCTGTCCGGAGCGGAACCATAGGTCAGGGAAACAGCCGCATCGTTCACGGAGTACACCAGTTTCAGACCCTCCATAGGCGCACCGGTGCCGAAAATGCCGTTGCCGGTCACATTGATCTTCGTATCACCGGCCGCAGACCCGGCGGTGGAAGTCACAGTCAGGGAACCGAGGGACGGAGCCGCACCCAGATGCGCATACACGCCAGCCTGACGCTGATCCAGCACAAAGCCGCCGTAGTAGTACCGTTCATAGTACAGATACTTGCCCTTGCTCTGAGCGGTTGGAGCGGAAACCATCGCCGTTTCGTACTTCACCGGGAACGCAACGGCTTCCGGGTCAACCAGCAGGAAATTGATCTGCTGTGCGTAGGTGGTATCAACCGCCCAGCCCTGCGTGAAGTCGTAAACGGTCTTCATCATGTCATCCGGCACTTCGATAACGGTCACGCCGTCCAGACGGGCGATGTTCCGATCAACATCACGGATGCCGGAGGTTACTTCGATGAACCGGGTCATGCCGGTAGCCTGCTTCAGCAGTTTATAGGTCGCAGGGGTCATATACGCAACCACACGGTCACGGTTGACACGCTGGTTCGTCATGTAGGCAAGGGCGTTATCCCACTCTGCCAGGATCGTTGCGGCAGTCAGGCTCTGGGTGGATACGCCGCCGAAAGCGGAAGCGAAGGAAGCCAGCTTGGAAGCGATGAACGCATCCATTTCCGGCACCTTCTGCTGTTCAACGAAAGCCCGGGTGATATTTGCAATATTGGCAACACCGGCGGTTTCGTCAATATCCATCGGGTCAACGAGGGTATCCCATTCACGATCCATCTGGAGTTCGACAGCCTGCCACTGGTTTTCCCAGTTGCGCTGAAAATTTCCGTCAATGCTGTTGCGGTTGACCGCACGGGCACCATTAACGGTGATGGTCGGAATGTACATGGTTTTTCCCATGCCGGACTTATACTTGTTGGAGTTATTCGCCGCAAGCAGAGCGGCGAAATAGGAAAGATAGGGATACTGCTGAGCCAGCGCACGGCTGTATTCAGCGGCATAGTTTACGTTCGCAATAGGCATGTTTTTTACTTCCTTTCTCTGTTATTTGGAGACAAAGCCCCATGCTTTCGTGAGTGCTTCAACCGCAGATTCTGTTCCCTTCGGCATCGTTCCCTTATCCGGGGAGCCGAAAGTGGGTTTTGGCTGGGGTGGCTGTTCCTCCGGGATGAAATACTCATCATATTTCTCCTTGATGCCGGTCAACTGTTCGCTTACCGGCTTGGCACCTTCCCCGGATTCCAGCATATTGAAAACCTGTTCCCGGAATTTCGGTTTGACGGTCTGGAAATCTTCCCCGCCGATTGCCCGGAGCATATCCCGTTCCCGTACAATTTCCGTATATTCCGGACTAGTCTTCACATCGACCGGCGCAGGCTGTGCGGCCTTTACGGCTTCATCAATCCGGGTCTGCACATCGCTTTGCAGGATGTAGTTTGCGGAAAGGCTTCTGCCGCTTTCGGTCATGATGTACTCAATCTGGTCATCCGAGAATCCTTTGTCTTTCAGATCAGCCCTTTTGAAAAGTGCCATTGTTTACCGTCCTTTCTTCCGTCCAGACGTGGACGCATTGAAGGTTTTTCCCGCTGTCCTTCTCAGCGTTATTGTATGAAAAAACCAACCTGTTTTTATTTCAGGTTGGTTCAATCATCAGCAAGTGCAATCCGGTGCCATCTGTCATAGACAGGTGACC